GCATATAATACAGGTGCACCAATTGGAGGAACAACTCAAGTTGGAGATTTGGCTGTTGGAAACATTAACCAAGATTATAGTACAAATCCTGGAGGAATTCCTTGGTGGATGGGACCAGACGAAGAAACGGGATATGTAATCGCTATTCCTGTTTCAGGAAATACTCAACCAACACCAATATTTGGTGTTACAGCATCTGTTGGATTTTTAAAAACAAACATTTTAACTGATAATGAGTTTATTAATTTATCCGAATATGTTGCTTCTAAAAACGGGACGCCTCAAACATTTGCAACTGCTTCAGATGCCAGCTATTGGTTAACCACAAACGGATATTGGAACTCATATGTACCACCACCAACTCAAACACCAACAGGAACTGCATCAGTAACACCGACAGTGACAACAACTCAAACACCAACTAATACTCAAACACCTACAGGAACTGCGGCAGTAACACCAACGCCAAGTGTGACTAATACTCAAACACCTACTAATACCATAACCCCAACAGTAACACCAACTAATACTCAAACCCCAACAGTTACTCCATCAGTAAGTCCTACAACAACAAGGACTCCAACACCAACAAGAACTTCATCAACACCAACACCTACGCCAACATTAACACAAACTCCAAGTCCTACACCATTTACATCGTTAGCAGGTAGTTTACTATTTAACGGTAGTAATCAAACATTAGGGTTAAGTCCTGGTGTTACTTTTGGAGCAGGAGCATTTACGTTAGAAGGATGGTTTTACAATAATTCTAATTTTAATTCAAAAGGTATTATAGGTTCTCCTGTTACTAGTCCTACAGGATGTATGAATTTATATTTTGCTAATAGTACAACAATTACTTCGGACAAAAATGGTGGAGGAGGTTCATTCAGTTACACCATGGGTTCTGCGATTACTACCAATGCTTGGCATTATTTAATCTATAATAGAAATGCGGATGGTTTAACAGCAATTTATATTGATGGTGTAAGATGTACATCTACATCAACAGATACTCTAAATTATAATACGGCTACCGATACTGTTAGTAGATATTATGGAGGTTATTGGCCAGGTTATTGGACTAATATGAGAATGACCATTGGAACCGCTGTGTATAATTCAAGTTTAACAACTCAAGTTAATCCAAGAGGCCCTCTTACATCATTAGGAAATACTAAATACTTAATGTTAGGTGCTGTGGTGACAACGGATACTTCAGGAACACAAACTGTAACAAATAATAATGGTGTAACACAAACAAGTAACGAACCGTTTTAATTTGTGGTCTCTTAGTAAAGTTTTTGATATTTATTGGTAAGTAAATTATCAAACTATGGAATTAATTAAATCAATTATTGAAAGATGGAATGCGGAAACTCCGGCATTCTTTTTAGGTGTTAAAAAATTAACATTAAGTTTAGGGTCATCAGCAACGGCAATTTTAATTGCAAATGAAACTTTTTCATTAGGGTTAGATGAACCTGTTTTAACTCTTTGTAAATACGCAATTGCGGTATGTGCTGCAATGGGTATGACATCACAACTTACGATGGTTCCTCCAAAAAAATAATAGGAACCTTTTATTTAACTAATCCCCTCCAAAAGAGGGGATTTTTATTTATTACGGGTATTTATTATTGTATGAGAGAATTAATTAAAAAAGTCCTTAAAGAACAATCTGAGAATCTATCTGAATATTATAAAACTAATACAGATACATTCCCATCTTTTATTAGACAACAACTTGAAAGTATTTACAAACCAATTGGGAAATGGGGTAAAGCTCCAAACCCAAATGACGATTGTATTACGGATACGGGAGTAATAAATATTTTCCCTCATTCAGATGAAGATGTTTGGTCAGTACTAAATAGATTTGACACAAATTCAAAAGTTAAAGACAGATTAAAAGAATTATTTAAAAATTCAAATCCTGTTGGAGAAAGCGAACAAGATTTACGTAAATGGGTTGATGAGAATAAAAATGATTTATTTGGACCAAAAGGGGTTTATACTCAAGAATTGGTTGATTTAAATATGACTACCATAATATCAGGAAATAAAAATGAGATGTTTGCAATTAATGTCTTAAAAAATAAATTTCCAAATGGTGAAATGAAACGATTTTGTTCAGGAGATATTAGAGACACAAAAAAAGGAATTGATATTGTTATTGTGAATCCAAGTAAGGATATTACAATCCAAGTTAAACCATTTACCAAAGCGGAATCTTTTGTTGAACCTGATGGGGATACTTTTTTTGAAGTACATAGTTATTTGGACGCCAACAGATATTCAGAAAGGATTGTAAATATTTTTATGTATGTTAATTCGGAAACTGAAGAATTTATTCTTTTTAAAAACAAGAAACTTAAAATTGGTCAACTTAGAGGTAATGTGACTAGATTTTATGAACCACCTTTGTACACCAATATTTCATTTACCGTAAAACAAAAAAGAAAATATAAGACTCTTGATTCAACGGAAGATTTATTTGACGCTAACGCTGATATGTTGAAAAATCTTGAATTTAGAAAATCACAAATTGAAAAAATGATTGGGAAGATTAAAAAAAATATTGTATCTTTACCAAATGACAGTAATAAATAACACAAAGGTATCTACAAAATCGGTTAAATGGGAACAAGTCTATGAAGACGAAGAAACTATTACCATATGGAGATATAATTCAAACATAACTACTTCAGGTCCTGTTGAGGTTGAATTTAAGTATAAGAGAGGGTATGTTCCTCCTAAACCAGAAAAAAAGAAAACTTTAGGGGATTTAGCAAAAGAAGCTAAATTAAAGACTGCTAAGTCTAGAGTTAATAAGGGTTCTTAATTTTAATAAAGTATTCTTATCTAAAGATTTGATTACACCCTGAGTATTTTCTAAAACAAGTTTGTCTAATAAAGATTCTTGTACATTATTTGGAGCTTCTTTTACCTTATTAACTTCCCAATCATTCATTTCCCAATCATCATAGTGAGTATCTTTTAAAGTACCTGAATAGAAATCCCAATTCCCATCATTTCGTTGAACCTCTAATGAGCCCAAAACCCAATTTTTATCATAGGATGAAAATGTTGATTCATATTCTTCTTCAAAAGTACAAGAACCATTAACAGTGTATTCGATTAAGTAATCGTTTGCTTGAGGAATTATAAGTTGTTCTATTAATGTTTTATCATTATTTTCAAATATTTGAGAAAGTAAATCATCATTAATTTCTAAAAACTTAGCAAAAAATTGAACATCTTCTTCAACAACTGATTCATTAAAGTATGAGGAGACATTTTTAAGTGTTTTTTCACAATCTTCATATTCATTTTCGTAATCATTATCTAATGATTGCCAGTCAAATCCATCATCAACAATTTTACTTGCAATAAAAACTAATTGTTTTTTTGGGAATCTTGAAAAGTTACTTTGGTCTGCCATATTAATAAATATCAAAAAAGGTGGATTTCTCCACCTTTTTATACTGTATGTTCAATTTGAACTCTAACACAATTCTGAGGTAATCTGTGAATGTGTCTGTAGTTGTTTATGTATCCCATCATATTCGCACTACCAACGGCATTTGCAGAGTGTACTACCACTTCAACCACAGGTTGTCCATCTAACCATTGATTGATTAACCATTTAACACAATCCATCCCAGTTTTTTCTAAAATGTTATCATAGTTTAAAGTATAGTTGTGATAAACATTTTTATGCCATTCAGCCATTGCAGTATCTCCTAAGTCATGGTCCAAAGAGATTAACCCAATATTTTCTAATCCAATGTATTGAATTGTAGATACAAATTGTTCGTAATCTCTTACAACTGTCCAATCTTTATCAACAGGAGTTCTTACATCATCTAAATAAATTTTAACCATTTTTTTTTAATTTTTTAGTTTTTTCTTTTTTTAAGTATTTTACAATTTTTTCAATACCCTCAACATCATCGGGATTGATGATAAACTCATCAAACGCTCCGTATCTACATTGATATCCAAAAATATATTTCAAACCATAACTAACTCTTTGCCAAAATGGGCGTTTAACTAAATGTGTATGAATATAAAGCATTGGATATTTTATATCATTAATTTCGTCCTCATCATATAGGACAACCATTTGATGTTCCGTATTATGACAGGAACATACAAATAAATCTTTTTGTGTTTGTTTAATTTTCATATTATATGTGGGTTAATTTCTCTTTCATACCCTTCTGATTCTTGGTCATATTCGGAACAGGGCCATTCCCGGCCTTTATCATCAATAGGGGTCCAAATTTTGTTGTTTTCTACCCATTTCCAATCAACACCCTCTATCCCTTCAGGTGATTCTTGCTCGTATAATGGAGGATGATATGTATTAACATCAATATGTCTATAATGACAATCACATCCACGATGAACACATTCGTCACAAAAGTATGGGCTACATCCAGAAGAATATCCTGGCATGTAACACCATACTGCAACTTTACCACATTCACATAGTTCTTTAATCATAAGTAACCTCGTTTGTTTCAGGGTTCCAATCAATAGTTATTGGTTTTTGAGTGTAAGTGTATCTTTCGTCTAAAACCGCAGTATTGAAGTGATGTGTGTCTCCTTTTCTAACATAACCATAACCTGTGTGGATATGACCAACATTATGAAGTTTAACATTCAATCTTTCTAATCTTTCTGCTAATAACTCACAACCCAAATTATCGTGTCTTCTACCTTCAACGGTATCTAATATACCAAATGCTGGTCCATGAGTTAATAAGATGTCAGTATCATCAGGGATTGCTTCCCATCTAGCAGCCAATCCAATGCCATTTTTTTGAAGATTAAAAGCCCAATCGTAAAACCAAGGTTGCCAAGGACTACCATAAATTTTCACTTCTCTTTCATCACCAACTTTGATTACCAATTCACTATCTTGAAGATAAGTTATTCCAGTGTAGAAATCTAATATTTCTTTTACTTTGTCAACATTATCTTGAAAGCCCCAATCGTGATTTCCCGCAATGAATACTTTGTGAGTATACCCCTCAATACCATTAAACCATTTACAGAACTCTCTGATTTCATGTTCGTAACCCATTGAAGAGATATCACCACTATGTACCAACAAGTCTCCACCAGGTAAATCTAATGTAACTTGTTTGTGTTTATTATGAGTATCACTCAACATTGTTATTTTCATAATTTCTATTTTTTTACAAAGATAGTAAAAATAGTTTAATCTTCGTCATAATCTTTTCTATCTTCTTCGTCTTCTTTTTTGTCATCAAAATTAAATCCGTCCCCAAATAAATCTTCACCTCTATAATCGGGATGTTTTTCGTGCATGTCAGTAATACCTTTAACCCAAAGGGCTGAGATACCTAAAACAACAAAAAACATAATTACATAAACTCCTACCATAACTTATTTTTTTTTAATTTAATCCCACCAACCCTCAATATTGTCACTCATAATATTGAATAACAATTTTCTTGCTCTATCGTGATTTATGTGTCCAATATTCATTGCAATGATTTGTTTATCGTCTTCACGACCTTTTCTACCAAAAACACCCTCACCATTTATTACTTTTTTGTAAATAAGTGGGTATTTTTTGAAGTAATCATCAAAATTTTCTTCTAATAATCGGGACTCCCAAGATGATAATCTTTCGTCACCTGGAACCGGTTCAAACCAATGTTTAGTTTTATGAAAATCGGAGTATTCTGAGGAATAAAACTCTTCTTGAACCAACCCCATTAATTTTACACATAGTCTCATTCTACGAGCATCTTGTTGAGCACGAGTGTGTAAATCTCTACGACCAATATAGTCGGCTTGAGTTGATAATTTGTGTTTCATTATTTCAAAAATGTAATGACTATCCCAATTTCGGTCTTTCCATATGATTGGAAACCAATAAATTAGATTTTTTACACCTTCCTTAATGTATTTGTGGTAATATCTACCATCGTGATTCCACCACGATGGAATAAATTTTAATTTTCTTATAATCCAAGATTCTTTTTCACGCTTCTCAGCCCATTGGTCAAATATATCTTTTTCTGGTTCCATAATTATTTTTTACAAAGATAGTAAAAAAATAAGACCCGTCAAACTAAATTCACGGGTCTTTTGGAAAGATATATGAGAACACTCCTTGTGGAGCGATGTGTAACAAATAAATATGAAAATTATTTAAAAAAGTCCACTTTTAACTAGCGTTAGAATGAATTTTTTACTCTATCCAATAATTTTTCATCAAATTCAACACCATGACGCTCTTTAAAATGTTTTAAAAGAGTTTTAATAGAACCTAATCTATCTATTTTCTTAAGTAATAAATATGCACCTAAATCGGCGTCCATTTCTTCATTGTCGTTTCTTGGTCCATCATGTCCTAAAATAATATGAGATACTTCATGGGCTTCTATAAACTTAAGAACATCAGCATTAAAGTTATTAATGAATTGTTCTCCATCTATAATTATTAGATTTTTACCAGGCACCATAAAACCATAACCATATTCATCAAAAATTGGTTTAAGGTCTTCGTATTGAGGATGCTCTGATAGAACAACTGCGATTTGTACGTCAGGTAAAAATTCGCTATTAAAAATTAAAGGTTCCAAATTATTTTAATAAATTATAATATTCCTTGAAATGTTTTATTCTATCTACAAGTCCAATAATTCCACCATTAACTCTTTTCGTAACGGCAGTTACAGTAATGGCGTCAGCCCCTTTATCACAAATAGACCATAATTTATTTGAATCAAAGAAAAATGCTGCAGACGCTAACGGATATTTGGTAGCAACTAAATCAGGATTTGACACAGTGTCCTCACCAATGAACTTCGCAAAGTTTTTATAGTTGTCTTTACCAGTTAATTGGATATATCCTCTTCCACGAAATTTAAATCCCTCTTTTGTTGATTCGTCTCCATTACCCATTCTTCCACCATACACTTTTGATGCAATTTTTTCAGGGTTTCTTGCGTAAGATTCTGCTAAGTTACCAGGAAAGTATTTTGGAAATATCTTTTTAAGACCATCAACAGAATAGTTAACATTTTCTGATACCGCTTTAAAACCTCCCGATTCATGACCACATTGGGCCAAAAAGTGAGCCAATCTTAATGGGCTAGTGATATTGAATTTTACCGCAGTTTCAGGAATCTGAGCAATTACTGATTCAGGAATATGACCTTTTAATTTTTCTAAATTGAATGGACTATCTTTTGGAATGACAACATCTTCTTTAATTATTTTGACAGGAAACATTTTGTTCCAAGTTCCGTCACCGACAATTCCGTCAGGGGTTAAACCATTTTTGGTTTGCCATTCTTTAACCAATTTTTCAGTTCCAGGGCCGAAAGTACCATCAGGTGTTGTTCCTAATTTTGATTGAAGTTTTTTTACTTCTTCTCCTTTTGAGTTAATTTTTAATAACATAGTAATTTGGGTTTATAACCAATAAATAGTTTATAAACTTATAGTTATTGACTATTTATTATAAATACACAATTAAAATACCAATCAAATATAAAATGGATAGTTTACGAGAATTAATAAAAGAGTCTTTAGAGTCACATTTTGACAAATCTTTGATTTTGAAAGAAAATGTTGAAGTGTCTGATGAGTTAAAATATCATATTGATAATAACATGACATTAACTAATAATGTATTTAGAGTTTATTCTGAATCATATTTTAATTTGGTTAATGAAGTTAGAGAACTTTGGAATGAAGGTAAAATTGACTTAAATGAAGATGATACTTTAATGGTTGAGTCTGATTTAGGTAAAAAAGTTAAAATAGGTAAAAGACTTATTTACCTTGATGCCCCATACATTTATGAAACAGAAACGGAAGAAGATATTTTAAGAGAAGCAAAACTTCACGGTAAAAATGTTGAATTAAATAAACCACATAGAACACCAGGTGGTCCTAAGAAATTTGCGGTTTATGTTAAAAGTAAAACAGATGGTGTTAAAAAAGTAACATTTGGAGACTCTAACTTAAAAAATAAAACCACAAACAAAAAAGACACAAAATTATTCAGAACTCTTAATAAATGTTCTCAAAAAACAGATAAAACAACTGCAGGATATTGGTCTTGTAATGTTGGTCGTTACGCTAAACAATTGGGATTATCTTCTTCAAATTCTTAATAATGGAAATAGATAAAATTGAAAAATATTTGCAAGTTTATCTTGACGATGTCTTAACACCTGAAATTAACAACGAATTAGTTGGTGAAGACGATGAGCCAATCAAACTTAGTGTTCATAAAATAACTTATGGAATTGCAAATCCTAATAGAATAAATTTTTTCTTAGATATGGACCCTGATTGGACAAAAGGTAGTTATACTTATAAAATCAACACAGATATTAAAAATTTTTTTAAAATGTTAGGTCTTGATAACAGTTTACACATTTATTGGAACCAAAGACCTTTATAATAATAAAAAACCCACTATAAAGTGGGTTTTTTATTTTACGCTCTCATCGGCATTGGTTCTGAGATTGAATCCTCGGGATAATGTTCTCTTGCAACCTCCCTTAATTGTCTTACAACATCACGGTCAATTTCTTCTCGTATTTGTTCGTCCATACCCATCATAGCTTCACCCATGTATCGTGGAGCACGAACTTCCATCTCCACAATGTCATCTTCTTGTCGTAATTTTTTAACATTATTATTACATTCACTCATAACTTGGTTTTGAATTTCAATAGAACATAACTCTTTATTTGTTTTGTTAGATTTAAATATTTGTCTAACAATTGAATATAAATAATCGTCAGATTCAACACTTAAGTAATCAACTCTGTGGTCTTCCGCATTCCAAAAACTAAATTCGTCATCACTTTTTAATGCTTTATATCCAGCAAATTTATATCCACTTTGTTTATTGATGAAATAAACTAAAATTCCTCTTCCCCAATATTTTTCAAAATAATGTTTGTCTTGTTTGAATGTTGTACACCATCTTGTTGTTGCTCCGTATTTAGAAGAAGCTTGAAAAGTTAGTGGTCTAACTATTAACCATTTCTCATCTTCAAATTCTTTAATTATTTGACCTTCAAGGTCTTTATTAAATTCTTTCATTGAAGCCATTGTTATTGCACCTCTTAAATCATCTATTGTTGAATAAGAAGTAACATCTTTATTTTGAATTAAATTTTTATCCATATATCTGATAAAATCTTTAATTGTTGTTAGATGGTCGGTAATAAGATAATCCGCAAAATAGTTAAATGTGAATAATTCATTATCCGTGACATTATCTGTAGAAATTCCCTTATCCAATAAGTTTGAATGCATTGATAATATTGCTTCTGAAGCATATTCTTTATCATTAACATATTGATTTTTTACATTAAATCTTGAACCAAGTAATTTACACAAAATTGGGAAATATTTGTAAGTACTTGAAGTATCAATTCTTTTAAACAAATCAAACATAGTAATGTTTAATTCAGGAAACTGTTTTTTTAATTCATTTATTCTAGACATAGGTTTTAATTTTTTTAAAAATATAATTTAAATAAAATTATTAGTCAAAAAAAAATATCCCATATTTCTATGAGATATTTTTGTTTTAAATCAATAGGGACAGCTCTTTCACTCCTGTCTTTTGTCTCTGTCGCGTACAGCACTATTGATTTTGCGGAAAGAGTAGGATTCGAACCCACGGACCCCTTACGAGGTCTTCAGTTTTCAAGACTGACGCAATCGGCCAACTCTGCCATCTTTCCAATATTTTTTTTGTTATTCTGATACAAAAGTAATATATTTGTACTATGAAAACAACACTTACCCTTATTTTATTTTTTATTTGTTCATTAGTGAATGGACAAACCTCTGATGTGATGTATGTTCCAAACGACAAAAGTGCCGTCGTAACATACAATAATAATTACAATGGTCTTGGTTTTTATGTTGGTGGGTATATCACCACATCGTTTCCACAACCATATATCTACACAACCCCTCAATCAAGAATGAACCGAGCAGGTATAAGTCTTACTAATCATAAGGTATCTGTTATGGGAGGAGTATTTCTTGAAAATTACTTTGATGAGGTTAAGTTTAAACCTGATGTTTGGGTTAAAATTTATCCACTTAGAATTATCTTAGATGTTAAAGAAGGACCTGATTTTACATTAGGTGTAAACTATATGAATGGAATTAATTATGGTGTGGGGTTATCAATCCCAATTCGGTAGTATTTATAGGTAATGAATTTTATAGATTTTCCAATAGAAAGAATTAACGAATTTTTTGCCAACCATACATTTGAGGTTTATTTACAACCTACACATGATGAGGACTATTCTGTGCCAACAAATGTTAAAGTAAAATTAACAGGTGTGAAAGATTATTATCATGTGGGTGATAAGAAACCACATGTTGAATATACTATCTATATCCTACCTACAAATGAAACCTCAGACAGGTGGAGTAAATTGTATGGTGATATCTATGGTAAAAAAGTTTCAATTAATACCACTAGCCAACAATATGCAAACATTAGATGGATAATGAACGAGAAGTTAACTGATTTCTTACAATATTTTGGTGTGGAAAAAAAAGCGATATGTACTAGAGTGATAAATGAAGTTGTTGAGGACAAATTAAACGAATCAATACTTGTTGAAGGAAAATTAGATAAATTAACCAGAGTATTGGTAAAAGACATTATAAATTTTTTCAAGTATCAAAGAGAAGGTGAGTTCACTTTACCTGAAGATATTAATGGGGATGAGATGGTTTATACTTACCCTGGAATTGAAGGATTTGTTATTAAATTGAATTTAGAATTGAGTGATGATGTGGATACTGTAGATGTAGACGCTGAATTACGATATGACGATGATGATGTGATTGTTACCATCATTTCAAATCCAAATGCGGGATATTCTATTTTAGAGGAATTAAGCCACGAATTAAATGAGGTTATTCGTCATGAATTGGAACATGTTAAACAACATGATGAAGGTTTTGAAACACCAGAGGAAGAAACTGAAGACCCTGAAATTTATTACACACAACAACATGAGTTAGAAGCACAAAGAGCAGGATTTAATAGAAAATCTAAAACAACAAAATTAGATTTTGAAACATTGGTTAGGAATTGGTTTGAAAAAAATCCTCACAAACATAGATTGAATCCGACTCAAAAAGAAAAAGTCATTGCAAAAATTTTAAATAATGTCTGATTTATCTAATGTTCTTAAAAAAATGTTAATGTCCCACCCTTTTTTAGAGGATGGATGTGAATATCATTTTATTAAAATTAAACTTGATGAGACAGGGTTTATACCCATATATGATGTCACTATAAATGTTATTTTACCTAAAAAAAATCAATCATATGCAATACCAGTTTTTGAAAGTCATATAGATGATATTATTGATAACATATCAAAGTATCTTGATGCTACAATATCAATAAATGCCCACATACTGGTTAATGGTAAACAACCTGTTAAAGGTGGTGTTTATATTAGTCCTGAGAAGGAACAAAAAGTATTAAAAGAAATTCAACAACGAATTCAAACTGCGGAACTTATTACAAATAAAACAAATTGGTTAAAATTTAACATACATTGGGAACCATCTGATGGTTATTTTAGTAATTTTGATGGGGATTATAT